ATTCCGTCATCCCAGGCGGCAACACTGCTGGAGCACCAAACGGCGACATGGGCTCGACAAGCATCAACCCCATGATTAACGTGACCACAGGCCCCGTCATGAACATGAACGGCAGCAACTACGTCAGCCAACGCGATTTCGTCGCTGGTATGCAGGCTGCCAGCCGCCGTGGCGCCGAGATGGCACTGTCCGCCATGCGTAAAAATGGTGGCATCCGCCGTTCTGTTGGAGCACGCTGATGGCAGTACGCGCTATCGCAAGCTTTTTGCTCATTTATCCCGAATTAACACCCGCAGGCACAGATCCTCTGTACTTATTTCAAAATTATTTCCCCGATCCTACAAGTGACGGCTTTGAAACATACGACTATAGATCTTTTTCTGTATCTAGTTTTTTGTCTGATAAAAATAGTACATCTCACGATTTTACAATAACATTTCCTGCAACTGTAGAAAACGTAGATCTAATTGATGCCTGCATAATAAATCGCTACTCTTTCAACATTGTTATGTATCGCTGGTCCGCAGTGGAAAACTTAGAAGCACCTACATCTTTTAATCCGTTTGCTGTCGCTCAGGGCAACGCTGTTTCAGCTACAGCCGACATAGCAACGATCACAGTAACAGCGCGGCCTTACGCAGATGCTATTGATGGGGACATCCCCTGGCGCAAAGTACCATGGACCATCCTTGGTCCTCTATCCCTTAATAGCTAATTATGTCTCTCGATAATCCCACGTACACCCTACGGGGAGAATACGTCACTTACGCTTCGTACTCAAAAGAAGAGGCGATGGAGCTGCGCATCGGTCCATACGCCGATAGCAATCGCAGCGCAGATGTTTCCCGCGCTCCAGCAAAACAAGCAGCCACAGAGGAAGGGGTCCGGCAAAAACAAGTTGAACTGCGCAAGTCGTTAAAACTAATTCCCTTTGAGAGACTAGATACAGCGCAAGAGTTTGCCAATAGCGGCGATGCTGTTCCCATTGTTTTTTGCCGCCGCGAAAACAACAAAGGTGGCGCTTGGCTCAGCCCACCCCTTATTGATAGCGCATCAACCAACTTTGAGCAAACTTTTGTTTATCTGCTTAGCCAAGGGCACGCAATCGGCTTTTCCACTGTTGACGATTTTTACATCGGAAAAAACAACGTCGCCGATCTATCCAGGCAAGGACTGCTGAACACGACCTTAAGCGCTGCGACTGTCTACACAGACGATCCGACTGTTTGCCCGATAGCCTTTTCAGATGTCTCGTGTAACCACAATGTGTTCAAAATTCTGCTGGATCCCCTATCGCCGGAAGTAGGAAGCTATGTTCAGTTCAGGTCTGTGGACGACTACTCCACAGAAGCCAGGATCAAAGTTTTATCGGTATACCCCGATGGAACTGCGTCCCCAACTTTGATGGAGACCTACACCATCAGAGTACGGCGAACAAATAATCTTACTGGTACAACCACGACTGTCGGCACTATTACCACCAACAACGTAGATACCCCAACAACGCTGTTCACCGACACATACTCCACCGGATCGTACACACATACATTCGACATCCAAAGCATTGCAGTAGCTCAAACAACAAAGCCTGCGTACATCTTGGTGGAATTCCGCCAAGAAAACGCTTTTCCAACAAGCGTAGATCGAAAAGCGTCTTACACCGACCTCACTTTTATGGTTGTCGAAGGAAATCTGTACGACGTAACCAAGGAGTACAGTCCTCCGACTGAGCTAAAACAACTCAACATTTTTATGGATGGCGGTATTTATGTGTATAAATGGAGATTAGATCCGACTAACACAACATACACATACTCATATAGTTCAAGTAATAAATTTGGCGACTTAGTGCTTTACTTTTTTGAGCAGTCAGGCAAGTACCCCAATGTGATCAACGTTCAACACGTAGCGATTTTTGACGTAGCGATAGCAGCCCGCTTCCACGATGTCTACGACATATTTTTCAACGGTGTAATCAGTAACGGTAGCAACTTTATGTCCTACGCGCAAAGCGTTGCTCCAATGTTTTTATGCGCGTTTTTTAGCGACGCAGGATTTTTCCGCTTGAAACCACTACTTCCACTAACAATCGCTGGCGCAATCGACACTGGTGCACTTACGCCAAAAGAAACGTTCAGCGATAACGAGACAGTAGCTGATGCTATCGACAACACGATCATCGCAGGCTCGTATCAAAAAGCTTATTTCAGCACTGAAGAGCGTCAGCCAATCCAACTGGTCATCAGTTTCCGTGGCATCCGTAAAAGCGGCGTGGAACGCATGAAGACAGCCAATGTGCGCTACAGCGACTACGCCTCTTCAGTGCCGGAAGAACAGTACGACATGACTGAGTTCTGCACTACAAATTCTCACGCAACTATTTTTGCAAAGTATGTTTTAGCGACACGTAGATACAGCACTCACAAGATTACATTCCAAACCGCTCGTAACACACTGGACAGCTCAGATTTAAGTCCTACCGACTTGATCGCTATCCAGCTGACTCGCACCAACAGCGAAGGCGATTCCCGCGTTGAAACTAACCACTATCTTGTCGATTCCATCGAATACGACCAAACGGGCATCAGTACCATCTCCGCCACGCATTTCCCTTTAAACGGCTCTGGGGCTAGCATCATTAGTAACAGCGTCATCTCTGGATCATTTGAGGTGATCGTATGAGTACCTTCCCGTCAGTCCAGCCCACATCTCGCGTTTGGAGCCCCGGCGTCCGCCCGCAAACGCTGTACCAGTCGCTCGACGGCATCGAAATCCGTTTTATCCACGGCAGTCGCACCGTGGGTCAACGCCTGTCGCTGACATTCGACAACGTGACTGAGGCATCAGGCAAATCAATCACGGACCATTACGCAGCAAACGGCACCACTTACGGCACGTTCAGCCTCCCAGCAGCTGTCTTTGCTGGTATGGCCTCCTACAATTACACCAACGAGGCCACAAACGCTTGGCGTTACGCCGGTCCTCCCCAGGTAACTTACGGTCCGCCTGGTTACCAATCCGTTTCCGTTGAGCTTCTGGGGGTTGCTGCGTAATGGCCACGTACTACACAGGCGCCAATGGCTCCCTTTTTGTCGGTGGCACGCAGGTCGCTAAAGTCCGCAACTGGAGCATCACCGGCAGCGTTGAAACCCTGAACGTCACCACAACCGGTGACACAGCCCAGAAATTTATCTACGGCCGCCAAAACTACACCGGCAGTTGTACTGCTCTGTACTACGAAAACGACAGCGGCGCCTTGGAAATGGCGTCCATGCTGCAGAACATCATCCGCACCACAGCAACAACACCGACAGCAACTCAAACGCTGCGTTTGAAGCTGGCTGATGACCGCGTGATTGAGGCGGCAGTGCTGTTTACGCAAGCCGACATTGCAGTTACAACCGGTGATTTGGTTAGCGTCAACCTGAGTTTCCAAGTCAACGGCGGACTTACCACCGCAACGATGGGGGCTGCGTAATGGCTGTCTATCTCGGCAACTCCGGCCTTGTCTCAATCCAGCGCACTGGAGCAACAACGTACACGTCCATGCTTGATGTTGCTGACGTCAACGTCGAGCAAAAACGCTTCAGTTTTGACTTCCCAAACGACACTTTTATTTCGGGAGACTACCTTCAGTTTTTACGGACGGACGGGGGAAACTTAGATTTTGTTGATCCCAGTGGATTTACCCCTCCGGGCGCAGCAAACATTGCTTCTTGGTACGTCAGTGTTGACGCCGTCGGAGGCATTCGTCTGTATAAAACGTGGGGTGATTCTTTAGAAGGAGAAGTAACAAAAGCTATAGCATTATTGACACCTAGCACCAGTTATCAAATCGAAGTAAGCGTTAATAGCACCGGGTACCGCACCCTTGGTGAAGTTGTGTCTTACGAGTTAAGTACTCAGCGCACCGCCTTAGATGCCAGTGTTCTTGGCGAAGAGTTTGTTAATCAAGTAAGTGGGCTTGTTTCGGGCAGCGGTCGTATCACCTGCTTCTGGGATTTTGGCGGAAACGACGATCTCGAATCTGCTCAATACATGCATCACCTAATTCTACGTCAACAGTTAGGTAGTAATTTTAACGCCGCATTGACCCTTAAAAGACTTGATGAATCGGCTGCAACTGGTCCTTCGAATACAGACGACAGCCAACTTTATTATCTGATCAACGGAATCATTACCAATGTGGGCATTTCTTTTGAGGCCTCCACGGCCGTGCAATCTCAGATTGAATTCGTAACTACGGGGCAAATTGAGCTGCGCTACAGCACAGGCAGCAGC